TGTCAGGGAGGAGGGTGCTGATGTGGTAAGAGTATGGAAGTCCTTTATGAACGGACAGATCACTGTTGAATACGATATCCAGATCGGAGATGAACTCGTTTAACGGCAGAACAATCGTAGAGCGGCAGAGGCGCTACAAGGATAAACTTATGGTTGGTGGCATGGAGTTTCAACTCGATGTTGCCTTCCGTAAGTACTGGCATACCGTACAGGTTGCGAGTGTAATCACTGCTGGGAGGGATGATCTTGAACCTCAAGATATTATATGGGTTCATCACTTCATTGACGAGCAGGGATTACCCTTTGGTGGGAATATTGCCTTTGTGGAATATAATCAAGTTTACTGTAGAAAGAGAGGAGATAAATTGGAGACACTTGGGAACTTTATTCTAGTAGAACCCATTACCTATGCGGAATTGGGAATGATCCGATCTGAGTCCGGAATCAGACTATCGACCAAAAATGCGTCCGATAATGCTGAGAAGATCGGCACTGCTCGCTTACTGAGTGATCAAGCTCAGAAGTTTGGACTCAAGGATGGGGATCGTGTACTGTTTAATAAGAATTGCGAATATGAAATCGAGGTTGACGGAAAGGTTTACTACCGGATGGAGTTGAGAGACGTCATCTGTACCGTTGATCCCGGTATGAAAATAAACGTCTAAATGGATTATACTGAACTACTTAAGTATCCTGAATTTGATATCGATGCGATCAGGGAGAAGCACATTGTAAACGTAGGTGAAAATGAGGCAGGAGAGCCGATGACGATTGATCCAGATTTCACTTTCGATACGAAGGTAGCTTTCGGTTATTTGATATTGACGTATGGGCCGGACTCGGAGTTCTCAGGGATGAAGGATATGAGTGAACGCAAAGAGCTTGCACTGAAAAAAGCAAAGGTTCCTAAGCGGTTTCACAAGAAAATCCTTTCGAATGAGAACCCGATGATCGGAGATATGCTCACGAGGTTCTTCCGGGTATACGAAGACTTCGATTATGAGCTACTGATCTCCGCTAAAGAGGCTCTTATTACACTCCTTGAGGTTGTAAGGAAGCCAATAGACTCACGGCTTCTGGATGACAAGGAGAGAAATGCCGTTAAAGCTAAGCGGGAATGTTTTGAGGACGCCAGATACATCATGGGAGAGATTCGCAAGATGCTGAACGACCTTGGCGATATGTCCGAGGACGCTAAGGAGGCTGTCAAAAAGTCAGTCTTCAAAGGTGGGTTTGCTGAAAAAATGGCAGGCTAACTTGCAATTCTCGTTTATTTTTTGTATCTTTGCAGCTTATGAATTCACTTCAAGAAACTCAAGCTAATCTACTCTATTCCATTTCACTATTCCCTAAGAACCAAGGGAGAGTTGAGACGTTATCAGACATAGATGTTACCCTGCCAAAACAGCCGGGGAAATCTAAGATTCTCTTCTCCAATAAGGTTAAGAAGAATCAGAAGTGGGAGAGACTTGAGCTTCCTGAAGGGTTCAGATGGGATAAACCTCAAGAGGAATACACCGAAGAAGAGGTCGATTGGATCATGGCTGATGCTGATCGCCGATTGAACGGTGTCTGGTTTATGAACAATGGAGTTCCGACTTACATAACCGGAGTCCATTACTTTTACATCCAGTGGTGTAAGATTGACGTTGGGTACCCTGAATACAGGGACAGGGACAGGAGATTCTTCACATACTGGCAAGCATGCGTGACCGACCCGAAATGTTACGGGATGATCATGGTGAAGCACAGACGAGAAGGAGCCACCTTTAAGGGCGCTGCTATTGTACTTGAATACGTCACCAGAACACGTAATGCGAACGGTGGCCTGCTGAGTAAGACGGGTAAGGATGCTAAGGAATTCTTCTACAAGCTTGTGAAGATGTTCCGTTCACTTCCTCACTTCTACCAGCCGATGATCGCCGGAACGGACAACCCGAAGACCGTATTGGAATTCGATAAGCCCGGAGAAAGAATTACAAAGGAGACGAGAACAGTCCAACTGTCTGACGCTCTGGAAAGTAAGGTTGAATGGGGTAACACTTCAGAGAACTCATTTGACTCATATAAGCTGGCGAGGTTCGTATGTGATGAAGGCGGTAAGTGGGAAGAAGCGAACGTTATAAAGAACTGGCAAGTTGTTAAGCCGACTCTTTCTAACCGTATACTTGGGAAAGCATTTTTCCCTTCTACGGTAAACGAGATGACCAGAAAGGGTGGAGCCAACTTCAAGGAGCTTTGGGATGGAAGTGATCCCAACGTCAGGCCAGCTAACGACCGTACGATAGAAGGGTTGTACAGATACTTCACTCCTGCGTACGACGGCCTTGAGATGGCGAATGAGGTATTCATTGACGAATACGGTAATTCGATCATTGAAACCCCGAAGAAACCCGTAATGGGAATCAACGGGCAGTGGGTTACAGTCGGAGCGAAGGAATTCCTGCAAAACATCAGGGACTCACTAAAGCACGATAGCAATAAGCTCGCTGAGCACAAAAGACAATTCCCTTGGACTCCCGAAGAGGCGTTTAGGGTTGAAACAAATAACTGCTCATTTGATGCTGAGCGTTTATACCAGCAGCAAGAGTGGAATGACTTACACGCGAGTAAGCTCGTTACTTCTGGAAACTTTGTCTGGAAGAATGGGTTTGGTAGCGATGTAAACTGGATACCCTCGAAGTTGGGAAGGTGGAAGGCTACGTGGTGGCCTGATCTTGAACATCAGAACTTGATATCAGCAGGGAACATGGGTAAGCTTATGCCGGGGAATGTCGCAACGACCGTATCCGGTGCTGACCCATATGATCACTCAAAGACCACTGATCCAAGGGGTTCGAAGGGTGCGTCGTATGTTTTTAGAGCGTACAATCCCGCCGTAGAAGGGACATATCAATTTGTGTGTCAGTATATTCACAGACCGTCACATGTATTTGAGTTCTACGAAGACATTTTAAGACAGTGCATTTTCTATGGGTGCCAGATACTTGTCGAGAACAACAAGATCGGTATGATAAACTGGTTCGAGGATAGGGGCTATAAGCACTACCTCATGAAGCGCCCGGAATCGACGCACACTCAATCAAGTAAGCGCCAGACGACGCTCGGTATCCCTACCTCCGGAGATGTAGTTAGGGACGGGCTGATAAACAACTTAGAGAAATATGTTGTTGATTGCTGCGGTTACGATCAAGAGTCTGGTGAAGGCGGCACTCTCTTCTTCAACGAACTGGTGCAAGACCTTCTGGTATTTGAAGCTTGGGATTGGCAGAAGTACGATGCCACCGTAGCAGCCGGACTAACCCTGCTTGCGACTCAGAAAGCCGTGAGAAAGAAGGTGGAGATACAGGACAACTACCAATTAGTAAAGACTTTTAATAATTCAGGACAACGATCAGTTAGACAGAGTTAACTATGGAAAACAATTACGGATACCCAAATCCGCTCGCAACAGAGGCGGAAAAAGCAACAAAAGATTACGCATTACAGTATTTTAGATCACTCTTCCACGATTGGGCTGGTGAGAACAATGTCCTTCTGGACTCAAGGAAGCTTCGTTGGCAAACAGCGAGAGATTTCGCCGGAGGTAAACAAGACGTTCAACAGTACAAAGACCTACTGAACGCTGAGGGGGATCAATCATATATCAATCTTGATTGGTCTGTAGTCCCTATACTGCCTAAGTTTGTAGACATCATAGTGAATAGCCTGACTAACGCTGATTACCACGTCAAGGCTAATGCAATTGATCCGGTTGCGGTAGATAAGAAAAAGCAGGACGAACTGAAGATCAGGACGAAGATGCTCATGAAGGACTTCTTGAAAGAAGTTGAAGACATGACAGGAATGCCCTTATCTCAAGACTCTACCTATGAGCCAGCCGACAACGATGACCTTGAACTTTATATGCAACTCACCTATAAGCAAGCTGCGGAAATAGCTATAGAACAAGGTCTTAAGCTTGCGATGACTATTAATGAATGGAAAGAGGTTGCAAAGCGCGTTATCCGTGACTTAGTTGTTATTGGCACTGGCGCCGTCAAAACTGAG